AAGCCCGCCGCACTCGTGCCCGTGTGGTAACAGATCGCCTGCGGGCAGTGAACGGCTACGACGGCGCTGGCAAAGGCCGCCGCAATAAGTGGACCCGGGGCCGCGACAGCAGTGCCAACGCAGAAAGCCGTGCAGCACTCCCGCTTCTGCGTGCCCGGCACCGTGAGATGGTACGCAACAACCCGTATGCGGCTAGCGCCCTGCGGGTGTTGACCACCAACATTGTCGGTACCGGCATTCGCCCACGGGCAATGGTCGAAGATGCCGACCAAAAGAAATCCCTGCAGCAGCTGATGCTCAGCTGGGCAGAAACCACTGCCGTCGATTACGACGGACGGCTGGATCTGTACGGCTTGCAGGCCCAGGCAGTGCGCACTGCCATGGAAGGCGGTGACGCACTCATTGTGCGCGTCACCGAGCGCGACCCAGCCTTGCCGATTCCATTGAAGGTCCGGCTGCTGGAAGGCGATTATCTGGACCACACCAAAAACGGCCCCATGGAAAATGGCTATGCCGTTCAAGGTGTGCAGTTCAACAACGAACACAAGCGGGTGGGCTACTGGTTGCACCGTACCCACCCAGGTGATGTGCTGGGAGGTTTCAGCGCCAGCAAGCTGACCCCAGCTGAAGACGTGATCCACCTGTATGAAATGCTGCGCCCCGGCCAAGTGCGAGGCGTGCCACGCGGTACCGCCGCGCTCATGCGCATGAAGAGCCTGGATGATTATCAGGATGCGCGCATCGAGGCAGCCAAAAGCGCCGCCTGCTTGGTGGGCGTGGTGGTCGAGCCGGAAGGCGATGTGGACAAGGCCGGCAGCGTGCTGCCCGAGAAGCTGGAACCCGGCATGTTCCCGCGCCTGAAAACCGGTGAAGATGTTCGTTTCAACAATCCGCCCAGCGTTACCGGTCATGGTGAGTTCGTCAGCACCGAGCAGCATGCGATTGCTATTTCTTACGGCGTACCGTTTGAAGCCCTCACCGGTGACCTGAGCCAGGTGAACTACTCCAGCGCCCGCATGGGCTTCATGGAGTTTGGGCGCAACGTGGAGCAATACCGCTGGTCCACCCTGATCCCGATTGTCTGCCAAGGCCTGGCTGGCTGGTTTAACGAAACCGCCAGCCTGGCCGGCAAGTTGCCTGGGCCGGTTCGCTGGGAGTGGTCACCGCCCCGCCGCGAAATGATCGACCCCAGCCGCGAAGTGCCGCCGATGGTGGATCTGGTTCGTGCTGGTGGCAGCACGCTGTCGGAGTGGATTCGGACCATGGGCCATGAACCTGACGATGTATTCGCCGAACTGGCTGAAGAGCGCAAGCGCCTCGATAACGACGGCCTGATCCTGACCACCGATGCCGGCAAGGTCAGCAGCGCAGGCGTCACCAATGCCCGGGCTCCCGGGCAGCAATTCCCGGCACCCGGGAACGACTGACCGGAGACACCCATGCAACAGCACAAATCACTGCTGACCACTCAGGCCAGCAGCGGGAAAGTATTGTCTGCTACCAACCGAATCAATGCCGCTGGCGAACTGTTGCTCTACGGGGCCATCGGTGATTGGTGGGAAGGGCTTGACGCCGCCACCGTGGTGCGCGAACTGGAAGACCGCAATGAAAGCGGCCCCCTGAAAGTGCGCATCCACAGTGAAGGTGGCTACATCACTGAAGGCCTTGCTATCTACAACGCGCTCAAGAACAGCGCACGCGAAGTGCATGTGCAGATTGATGGCATCGCCGCCAGCATGGCCAGCGTCATCGCCATGGCCGGTGATCAGATCGTTATCCCTGAAAACGCCTACTTGATGATCCACAAGCCGTGGAACGTGGCGATGGGTGATGCCGAAGAACTGCGGCGCACTGCTGATGTGCTGGACCAACTCGAAAATACTTTGGTCAACATTTACAGCGAGCGCACCGGCCTCAGCCCGGAAGCGCTGCGGCCCATGCTGGCAGCCGAAACTTGGATTGATGGCACTGCAGCAGTAGAGCAGGGCTTTGCGGATGAACTGCAGGCGCCGCTCAAGGCAGCCGCACAGATCGACCTGAGCAAGTTTGCCAATGCACCGGTGAACGCTACCCAACTTCTCCAACGGCCTGACGGCCAAACCCCGGCGGCCACCGCCGCCACCAACCTCAACCAAAAAGGTAATGTTATGAACCTTGATGATCGCGCGAAGGCGGTGGGCCTGACCCGCCGGGAAGGCGAAACCGATGCGCAGCTGAAGGTCCGCGTCGAAGCCGCTGAAGCCAATGCCCAGGCCGCACAGAATGCTGCTGGTGGCGAAGGCGATGATGACACCCCGCCAGCGGCTGCAGCCACTGGAGCCCAGAACCGTGGTGGCCGTACCGATCCTCCGCCGGTACCGGCAGGTACGGATGCCCAGGCAGCGGCGACTTCAGCCGTCGCTCAGGAGCGCACCCGTATCAGCGAGCTGCGCAACCTGGCCAGCACCCACCGCATTGAAGATGCAGAGCTGAACCGCATGATTGATGCCGGTACCAGCGTGGCTGATGCTCGCAATGAAGTGCTCAACCTGCTGGCTACCCGCAGCCAGAACAACGTGCCGGGCGGTCATGTGGCGGTAGTCCACGATGGTGAAGCCCTGCGTGTCGGGCTGGTCGGTGCCCTCATGAACCGCGTGAACCCCAGCCAGCACCCGCTTTCTGATGGCTCTCGCGACTTCCGCGGCATGAGCTTGATGAACATGGCAGCAGAAGTGATTCACTCAGGTGGCGGCACCACCCGTGGCATGACCCCCATGGAGATCGCGGCTAAGGCCATGCACTCCACCAGCGACTTCCCGGCCATTCTGGCGGACGTGGCGAACAAGACGCTGCGTAACGGCTACGAAGCTGCCCCGCGCACCTTCACCGCCTTCTGCCGCCAAGCCAGCGCCAGCGATTTCAAGTTCATCAACCGTGCCCAGCTCGGTGAAGCGCCGGAACTGGAGAAGGTGAAGGAATCAGGCGAGTTCAACTACGGCTCCATGGGTGAAGATAACCAGCGCTACAAGCTGGAAACTTACGGCAAAATCATCGCTCTGACTCGCCAGACCATCATCAATGATGACCTGGATGCCTTCAGCCGTGTGCCTGGTGCCTTTGGTGCCAGTGCTGCAGAACTGGAGAGCAACGTGGTGTGGGGCCTGATCACCGGCAACGTAAAGATGGCCGATAACAAGGCGCTGTTCCATGCCGATCACAACAACCTCGGTACTGGCGCGGCCCTGAGTGTGGATAGCCTCTCTGAAGCGCGTAAGAAGATGCGCCGCCAGACTGGCGTCAACGCCAAGCGCCCGCTAAACCTGATGGCCGAATACCTGATCGTGCCGGCGGCACTGGAAACCAAGGCCCAGCAGATCGTGGCTGAGATCCTCAGCGCCAAGAGCGCGGACGTGAACCCGTTCGCCGGCAAGCTGCAGGTGGTGGTAGAGCCTCGTCTGGATGACGCCAGCGAAACCGCCTGGTATCTGTCTGCCGCGCCTGCGCGCATCGACACCCTCGAATATGCCTACCTCACCGGTGAGGAAGGTGTGTACATCGAAACCCAGCAAGGCTTCGATGTTGATGGCGTGAAGATCAAGGCGCGTCTGGACTTCGGTGCCGGTGTTATCGATCACCGTGGCCTGTTCAAAAACGCCGGGGCATAACCCCGGCTGACCCGTCTCTCCCCGCGGTGCCCTTCGGGGCCCGCACCCTCATTCTCCAATGATGCAAAGGTGCAATCATGGCTAAGAACTTTGTACAGCGCGGTGAGAACCTTACCGTCCTCGCTGCTGCCATCGTCGCTTCTGGCGACCTGGTTGTCATGGGCTCCCTGTTTGGTGTGGCACTGCATGATGCCGCTGCCAGCGAAGAGCTCACCCTGAAAACCGGCGGTGTTTGGGAGTTGCCCAAAACCTCTGCCGATACCCCCACCGTAGGTGCGGATGCTTACTGGGATGACGCCGCTGGCGAAATCACCACGGTAAGCACCGATAACACCAAGGTGGGTGTGTTCGTTGAGGCAGCCGGAAACGGTGATACCACCTGTCGGGTGCGTCTTAACGACGCGTTCTGACCATGAGCCAGTTCGATGGCTACAAAACGGCGCTGGATAGCGCCGTTTTCAATTTCTACGGTGACCCGGCCACCATTGCGCCCGGGCCACTGAACACAGGCAAGCAACCTGTGGAAACCGTTGCCACGCTGGATTATGACGACGTGCGCGACGACATGAGCGCCCTGATCGCCACGCTGATCTATGTGGAATACCCCAAGGATGCCTGGCCGCACCCGCGCCGGGATGATCGGGTAACGATCAACGGTGAGACTTGGCGTGTGGTCTCCCTGGAGCGGAACACCGGCACCACCATCATTGTGGAAGTGCAGCGATGAGCAAAGCCAGCCGTGACATGAAGATCGTGCTGGATGCCATTGCCCAGCTGGGCGGCAAGCACAGCGCAGTGGCAATCCAGACAGCGCTCAGCGATGCGGCCAAGTTTGGCCGTGAGCGCAGTGTCTCTGAGATCAGCAAGCAAGTGGCGCTGAATAATTCCTATATCGGGCGGCACCTGCGGGTGTTCCCGCCGGCGCAAAAGGGCGATAGCTGGGAAGCTGGAGTGCAGGCCACCCGGCGTGGTGTGCTGCTTTCCCGTTTTGAAAACCGGGGCATCAAGATCCCGAAGAAACACCCAAAGCGCGGTAAGGGCAGCGCCAAGCATGGTGGCGTCACCGGCATGATCAAGCCGGGGCAGCGATACAACGCGCCCAAGTTTTTCTATGTGCCAGGCCTGCGTGGTAGCGGTGCCACCGGTATTGCTGTGCGTACTGGCAAAGCGCGCGATGACTTCAAGGTGCTCCATGGTCCCAGCGTGAGCCAGGTGTTCCAGTCCGTGCGCAATGATCTCTCACAAGAACTGCAAGATCGTGCCGCCCGTAAAGTGGCCGGCATGCTGTTGGAGCTATTCGAATGATTCCCTCAGAGCAGATCACCGGCGTTTACCGTCAGCGGCTGGAGAGTATTACCCAGGCGAATGGCTACCACAGCGATGCTGGAGCCCGGCTGTATGAGGGTTGGCTGGCTCACGCCCTAGTCATGGATGACCAGCAGGAGCTGCCTTTCATAGCCCTGCAACCGGGTGATGATCGCCGTGCCAGTAAAAGCAGTGGTGGGAGGCTGCGCCGTGAAGTGACCTTCCACATCATCGTGGCCGAAAAGGCAGAGCAGGGCGTGGCCGTGAAACTCCAGCGCCACTTGCATGACCTGATTCTGGCCCTGGCCGACCGCAACAACACCGAGCAGCTGGATGGCTATGCCCTGAGCAGCGAAGTGGGCGATGCCGATTTCAACATTCCCGAGGATGGCTACCCCGTGGCCTGGGTGGCGCTCACCGTGACCGCCGGCTACCAGCTCATTCTCGAACCCAAACCCTAAACCCAAACCAACGGCGCCCTGCGCCAAAGGAGAACTACCATGTCCTATCAAGACACCGGCCTCATCTTCGCCGGCAAGGTCTTTATTGGCGAGGTTAATCAGGGCGTCGTCGGTGCCCTGAACGGCCCGATCAACGTCCCCAGCTTCGAGCTGACCCCGCCCAGCACCGAGGCGCGCAACCGCATCTCCAAACAGCCGGATACCTATGGCCAGGCGCTGGATGTCGTGAACATCCCGGGCGACCCGGCGCAGCTGGCTGTGTCCTTCGACTCCCTGCCGGCAGAGCTGTTGGCCGAGGCCCTGGGCGGTACCAGCGCCGCGCATTCTGTCACCGCTGGCAGTGTGACCGATGAAGCCATCACCTTGGTGGAAGGTCAGTGGGTGAAGCTGGCCCATGCCAACATTGATGGCACCAGCGTAGTCGTGACTGACCCGACCGGCCCGACCGATCTGGTAGAAGGTGATGATTACGAAGTGGATGAGGATGCCGGCCTGATCAAAGCCCTGGACTCCGGTGCCGCCATCGCGGTGGAAGTCGATTACGACTACAACGCTGAAACCGGCATGCAGGTGCTGGGTGCCACTGAGATCCAGAAGCCGCGCCACATCATTCTGGAAGGCAAGAACCTGGCTACCGGCAAAAAGGCCCGCGTGATCGTGCATGAAGCGGTGCTGAACGCCAATGAAGCCATGGACCTGATGAGCGATGAATTCATCACTGGCCAGCTCAGCGGCAACCTGCGTACCCCTACAGGTAAATCCAGCCCGTTCGAAGTGATCATGCTGGAAAGCTAATTCCGATTAGCAAGCACATCGGTACTGAGCCCCGCTTCGGCGGGGCTTCTTTTTTTATGGAGTTTTCGCCGTGGCGATCAAAGATGCCGTAGTTAGCCTGGTGCTCCGGGCAAAGAATGCGATTAGCCCTGAAGCTGATCCTGCTGCGGAATCGCTGGAAAAGGTCACCCAGGAAGCGGAAAAGCTTGAAGCTGAGCTAAAGGATCTCGAAAAGCAGCAGGAAGCTGCGCGGGGCTGGAAGGAAGCTGAGGAGAACGCGGATAAAGCCAGCAAGGCCCTCACGGATACCGTAACGGCTTACGAAAAGGTAAGGGCAGAAGGTAAGCAGGCAGGCCAGACACAGGCAGAGTACGCCATTGCTGTACGCCAGGCGCGGGCAGCGCAAAGCATTGCCACCACAGAATATAACCGCAGCCAGCGTGAGCTGGCGAAGTATTCCCGCACCGTAAAGGCGGCGGGGCTTGATACCAATGATCTGGGGCAAGCAGAAGACAGGATCCAGAAAGAGCTGGATCAGACACAGAGCAAGCTGAACCAGGCCACCGCTGAGGCGCGTGAGCATGGTGAAGCACTTGAGCGTGCCAGCCAGCAAGGCGGCCGCTTTGGCTCTGCAATGGATGGCGTTAAAGGCAAGCTTTTGGGCCTGCTGGCCGGTGTGGGTGTATTTCAAACACTTCGTGCGGGTATCACTAAGCTGATTACCGCTGGCAGTGATCTTGAAGAACTTGAGCGGCAGTTTTCGTCTTTGTATGGCTCGACAGAAGAAGCCCGGCAGGTGCTTTCTGAGGTCGACCGGATTGCTGAGCGTAACAGCCAAAGCCTTGCTGATACTGCTGCGGCGGCGAGGCGGCTCAAAGTGGCGGGTATCGACCCGCTTAATGGATCTCTGCAAAGCCTGATCGATGCCAATGCCAAGTACGGTAGTGGTGCACAGACGTTAGATACCGTGATTACCCAGCTTGGTCAGGCTTGGCAGAGTGGACGCCTGCAGTTGGAAGAGCTGAACAGCATCACCGATTCGGGCATTCCGATCATGGAGGCGCTGGGCAATGTGACAGGTCGGGCGGGCGCTGAGATTCGTCAGATGGCCAGTGATGGTGAGCTGGGCACCGACGTATTGGCCAAGTTGATTGAAGAGCTGGGGCGTATGTCCGACGGCGCGGGTGCAGACCGCGCGGAAAATTTCACAGGAATACTGGAGTCCCTGCGTAAGGAATTTACTGACTTCTTTGCACTGGCGGCGAACTCTGGTGCCCTGGACTCATTAAAGTCCCGCATGCAGGAGCTGTTGACTACACTGCGCGAAGGGGCCGAAGACGGCTCTATTAATACCTTTGCTCAGAATGTCTCAAAGGCGCTTGAAGCCGTGATTACCATCACTGAAAAGGTGGTAGCGGCTTCCCGCATCGGGATCAATGTGGTGACTGGTTTGTGGCGTGCCGCGGCCACATCAATCACGCACTCGGCGGCAGCGGTAGCGGGCGGTCTTTCTAATATTCTTTCGGCTCTGGGTAGTGATGAGCTGGCGGCAGACCTTCAGGCGTTTGCAGACAAAGCGCAGCGCACTGGGCAAGAGTTCGCTGATGGAGTAAAGCAGGATTACCAGGACATCAAGAGCGCCGGAGCGGATCTTTTTGGAAGCCTATCCGAAGAAGCTGAAAAATCAGCAGAAGCTCAGAAAAAGGCCAGCTCGGATAGCCGAGATGCGACCGTAAAAGATTACGACTCCATTGTTGCGGCGGCAGTTGAGGCTGGCGAAAAACAAAAGCAGGCAACCGACAAAGCCGCTCAGGCGGCGCGGGCGCAGCTGGGCCAGGCCCTGAAGGAACTGAATCTTGATCTTGGTGCGCTGACTGGTGGCTTTTCACAGGTCGAGCAGGAAGCGATCACCCGGTTTGACTCCATTGCCCAGCAGATCAAGAGCGCCGGGCTTGAGGGTGAGCAATCCGCCAAAGTGCTGCTGGAAGCCTTCCGGTCTGCTATGCAGAGCATTGACTCTGAAGCTGGTCGGGCTGAGTTGATCCGCAATCTGGACCAGGCGCTGAAAGACCACATTATCACCCAAGAAGAATACACCGAAGCGCTGCGCGAAGTAGCAGCGGCAACTGATGATGTGTTGGCGAGCACCCAGAAGGCCATCGAAACCAGCCGTAAGACAACTGAGCTAGCTATTGGCGCCGAAAAGGAAAGGGCCGGTGCTGCGCGGCAGACTGCCCGTGAATATGAGCGCTCTGGTGATGCTGCTGAAGCGGTTGGGGATAAGGCGGCGGCGGGTAGTGGTAAGGCCGGTAGTGCTGCGGCGGCCCTCATTCAGATCTTTCAAGGTGTACGCAGCGAATTTGAAGCCGCGGGTGAGGGAGCATCTGCACTATTTGATCGACTTTACAGAGAACAGACCGATTATGCGGTGATGTCTGTCGGCTCATGGTTGGAGACGTTGTATTCAGTCCGCGCCTCAGTTCAGAAATCGGTGACGGATGCTCAGGCGTCACTGAACAAAGCTATGGCAGCCCAGAACGGTGATCTTGGGACGTTCATTCATTTGGCAGGCAAGGCGCAAGGCGCTGCGCGATTGCTTGGCAGTGAACAGCTGACATCGCTCAGGGCTGCAATTAGCAGTGCACAGCAACAGCTGGATTCCATGGCTGATAGTGCCCGCAGTACAACAGAAAGCTTGCGCACAGAGTTGATTCAGATGAATGGCACCGCGCAAGAGGTTGAGCGCCGGCGTTATGAAGAACGCAGAGCGCAACTTCAAAGGCAGGCTGATGAAGCTGGTCGTCAGGGAGCGAGCGAGGCGGCGCGCGAATATGCCGAGGCACTGCGCCTGAATGAGCAGGTCTATCAAGAGCGGCTCCGCGAACTTAAAGAAGAAGAGCGACGTGCGGAGGCGTCAGCGCGTGCTGCTCGGTTCCAGGAAGCACAACAACAACGAGCGGCCCCGCAGTCATCAGTTGCCACCGAGTCACCGGCTCAACGCGTGGAGCTAGCATTGCCCACGGGAGGCGCGGTCAACCTTGCGGGTGATCCAGATGATGTGAATCGACTTCTCGATTTTCTGGGAGAGGCAGGCTTGAGGACAACACAGTGACGCTTGATGGAATCGACCTCACCAACAACCTGATCTGGCAAGACGAATTCACCTATAACCAGGTGGCGCAGCAGCAGGAGCGTAGTCTCACTGGTGGCCTAATTGTTCAGTCAGGGGTTAAGCAGTATGGCCAGCCTGTCACGCTGGTGGGCTGGTTGTCCCGCGCCATGCTGGATGCCTTGCGGGTGAAAGAGGGTAGCGGTAACCCGGTGATGGATCTGGCTATGGATGATGGCCGGGAATTCTCGGTGATTTTCAATCGAGCAAGCGGTGTTGCTGTAGAAGCCTCGCCTATTAAAGAAACCACCCATATCAGTCAGGAGCCGGGCGCATGGTATTCCGCCACGCTGCGGCTTCTGACCGTCGAGCCCCCGGCATAAGGAGCCCCAGACGTGGCGATCACGAGCGACGATATCAAATTGATGCAGCCAGAACGGCTGACAGACAACGAAGATGGCGGCGGGCAGATGACCGGCCTTGAGGTGATTGATGGCGACATCAATAACCTGTTCGAGGATATTTCCCGGGTTAACCGCACCTACGGCAATGTAAGCTTGCGAAAGGCGTTTCTGAAGGTGGATACAGCAACCGCTGACCTTTACCTCGATGCCCACTCTATCTTGAGTGCGCAGCCACTGGACCCGAACGTCACCGGCCTGCTGTTCACCACTGAGGACTTTTACGACGAGCGGACCGAGGCGCGGCAGCGGGTTGAATCCTTTGTGATCCCCGGGCCGGTGACCGGGCTTTACCTGCGCGGCAACCAGCTGCAAGGGCAGCGGACGATCATCTGCTATGCCCCGTCGGTGAACAATGTCACCGCCCCAGAGATCGGCGAGACGCTCCTCCTGCAAGAGGGTGACGACCTTCAGACCCAGCAGTTTATCAAGATCCTGAATGTGGAGACCACGACCGAGACCTTTACCTATCAGGTGAGCAACGGCGACATCCGCACGTTTAAGGCAGATCAGTATATTCTGGAGTTGTCTGCGGAGCTCAAGCAGGACTATCCGGCCAGCGACCCGAGTCCGAAGCCCGAAGGGCCTTCGCTGATCTACAGCACTCAGCCAGCGACATCTGCGAAGTATTTCGGGTCGACCAGCCTTTCTGCTGCGGCTTCAAGTGGTGCAACGAGCATCACGGTGGCTGACACCTTTGCTCCGATCATTCCGACTGCCAGCAACGAGACACCTGTCATCGATCAGCGCCCGGGTGGTTATGTAAGCCAGGTCGTGCCATCTGGGCCGGTTGATGTATCTATCTCTGTCACGGTCGCTGCCGGATCCACGTCAACCCTGCCGACAGCGGCGGTGCCAGGCTCGCTGGCTCTGAGCATTGGCGGGGAGTCGTTTACTGATTCCGGTGGCGCGTTCTTCGAGCCGGGCGGCACCCAGGGCAATCTGGAAGGGACGACCATCAACTATGCCACCGGGTTGATCACATGGGCAGGCAGCGCCAGTGGCACGATCACCATGACCTACCAACCCGGCACCCTGCGCCAGCAGATCCCGAACACCGGCCGGATCGATATCGACGACAGCAATCGAAACTTTAACTATGTGCTGACCCTCGACCCGATCCCTGCGCCCATGTCGCTGCACTTGAGCTACCAGTACTTGGGCAAGTGGTACACCCTGCAGGACGACGGTACCGGCAACCTGGTGGGCAATGGCTCCGGCCAAATCAACTACGCCACCGGCTCAATCGTGGCCACCCTGCAGGCGCAGCCTGACGCCGGGAGCGTGATTTTTTACCGCTGGACCGACAGCAGCATCTACATCCAAGAGACCGAGGGCTATGACGGCGTAACGCCGATAAGCCTGCAGCTTGCTAACGGGCAGGTCGTTGCGGGCTCTGTCTCTCTATCTTGGGAGGTTGGCAGCTCCCCAATGACTGCGACCGACGTGGGGGGCGACGGCGAGATCACAGGTGATGCCACTGGCCGGATTAACTACGCCACCGGTGAGATCGATATCACCACCGCGATCGCGCCAGATGATGACGTGACTGTCGACTACACCCACAAAGACACGGCGCCGGTCGTTGCCACGACCACGGTCCCGGCCAATACGACGCAGCAGGATATCGTCCTGCAGACCACAGCCAACATTGAACCGGGCTCCGTGTCGTTCACGATCCAGAAGGCCGTTAAGCGGGTCGTCGTCAACGACGTGAACACGGTCCTGAGTACCAACTATATCGAGCAGTCCCACTGGCTCACCGACAACGGTAACGGCTCCCTGGTTAACCGCCGGGATCTTGAGGTCGTGGGGACCGTCAACTACGCCACCGGGGAGATCGTGATCGCCGGTACGACCTTCCTCAAACAGGTCAACAACGTCTAAAGGGCTTTGAGCAATGGCAACCGTTCGCATGGTGACAAAGTCGTGGCTCACTGAGTCCACGGCATCGTATGAAAAGACCAACGAGATCGAGGAGATCCGCAGCCACGACGTCAACGTGAGCTACCAGCTGGCGGCCGGCAGCGAGCAGGCATCGCAGGAGACTTTCACCGGCACAGACGAGGAGTGGCGGTTCTATCTATCTGAGAGCGCCCCGATTGTGCCCGGTAGCGTGATCCTGCAGATCGGCAGCGAGTTGTGGTTCGACGATGGCGAGGGTCGCCTCCTGCGTAACTACAACACCACCACTGGCACGGGTACCGCGCTTGGGACGATCAACTACCAGACGACGCAGGTCATTATCACGGCCTACGCAGGACGCCCCACCAGCGCCACCGTGACGCCGATCTCTGCGCTGATCGGGGATGATTGGAGTGTCATGCTGGGCGCCACGTTCCGCACTGCAGCCTCACCGCTTCGCCCTAACGGCTTCACTGTGCGCGCCGAGGACTACGAAACCGGTGACCAGTACAACGGCGAAGCCGATAACCAGGGCGTGATAACGGGCGACGGTATCACCGGCGAGGTGACCCTGCAGGATGGCCTGGCCGAGATCCTGTTCCCGGCCCCGGTCACCGCCGAGAGCCTGTTCTATAACGCGGTGAGCTATAAGCAGATCCCGCTCGATCCGGACATTCTGGGTCTCGATCCTGTGCGCCTGCCGGCGGACGGCCGCGTTCCGATCCTGCGCGATGCCGATATCCTTGTCCTGACCCACACCCAGACCGATCTGATCGCCACCCCGGTGGCAGATCTGGTGGTCGATGCCGGCCGCGACAAGCTGCACGACGCATGGATCGAGGACGACGAGGGCACCCGGCTTGATCCGGCTATGTATGTGCTCGACAAAGAAGCCGGTACCGCCGCCCTGGAAAACCCGTTCACAGCGCAGGACGAGTCCGCGACCCCGCTGGTCGGGGATCTGCACTTCGTTCACCGGATCGATGATATGGCGCTCTGTACCGAGGCGCGCATTGACGGCACCCTGCAGCTGGCGCAGCCGCTTTATCACGGCTTCCCGGCGGATGACACATGGGTCGCCTCGGCCGTGTACTTGGGTGACCTGCGCGCGCGCGTGAAGGATTGGGCCAGCTATACCGTGGATCCGGACGACTACGACGGAACCGGCCAGACCACCAATTCCAATTACAACCTGATTGCCTACCCGGTCGCGATTGACAACCGGGGCAGTGTGCCCGAGCGCTGGAAGATCCGGTTCACCAGTACCACCGCTTTCGAGCTCTACGGCGAGCAGCGCGGGCTGGTGGCCACGGGATCCACAGCGGCGGATTTCTCCCCCACCAACCCGCAGACCGGTACGCCTTATTTCACGATCGCGTCCGATGGTTGGGGTGCCGGCTGGAGTGTCGGCAATACCGTGCGCTTTGACACAGACGCCGCTGCGGCACCGCTTTGGCTGATCCGCACCGTCCTGCCCGGGCAGGCCACGGTCGACGACGATCAGCTTAAGATTGAATTGCGAGGGGATCATAACTGATGGCCAGCCCCATCGATCAGCTCGGCCCCGGTACCGGCACGGCCAACGATCCCTACATCATCAAGGATCTGGCAACCCTAGACGCCATGCGCAACGACAACAGTGCGCACTACATGATGGTGGCCGACGTGGATATCGGCGGCAGTCTTTGGGAGCCCTTCGATTTTTATGGGGTGCTGGATGGCAGGGGATACACGATTAGTAACCTGCAGGTCGATAAGTCGGCAGGCGGGCGGGCTGGTTTTTTAAGGATTATTTACGGCGAGGTTCACGATCTAAATATCGAAACCGGAGCCCCCGTTCATGTAACGGGCCATGAAGACGACTATTGCGGCGTTTTGGCCGCCGACGTATTCGGGGGCGCCCGAGTCTATCGCGTGTGTTGCCGAGGGGTCGTTTACTCAGGGGGAAATCGAGCAGGGGGCTTGGTGGGTCGAGCTTTTAACACGAACAATCCTGACGTGGTCGTGAGGGAGTGCGTAGCCCTTGTTGACGTAGGGGGTTCCTCTGTTGGAGGGGGGTTTGTTGGTGGGCTGATTGGCAACACCACAACAAGCAGCAGCTCAAAGCCAACCCTGTTATGGCTCATGTACTCTCCTGCGATCAGCGATTCACTTGCCTTCGGTTCGAGCGCCACGGCTCCGCCAGAGGATCATGTGACGTTTGCCTCGACGCCTGAGGGATTGGCGGACCCTGGGACATATCACGACGTCTACGACTTCGCCGGCGAGAGCTGGGAGATCGTCGACGACCTCCCACGCGTGAAGGTTCGCCCCGTCCCGATCATCGAGGTGGCGGTCGGTGGTGGTGGCGACACACCCGCCAGAGTGGCGGGCAACGTCACGATCAACCGCGCCGGTGCAGCACGTAGCTTGGTCGTTATCAGCGAGGACGGTACCGGCGCGCGGCGGGTTGCAGGTCAGGGCGAGAGCGAGACCGACGGGGCGTTCGACATTACGTTCGACGGCTGGGGCGGCGACGTGTTTGTCGTGGCGCTGGACGAGTACGGCCAGGCGTTCGAGGCATCGGCAGCCCTCAATCAGGGCGAGATCGTCCACCCGACCACCCCTAACGGCTACGTTTACGAGGTGACTACCGCCGGCACAACGGGCGCGAGCGAGCCAACCTGGAGCACCGACAGCGCCGTTACCAGCGGCGGGGTGACGTTTAACCCGCTGCCCTACTATCGCCCCGTGGCGAGCGGCCCGTTGACTGCAGAGCCGGTATAGGGGTGCGCTAGTGTATGTCGTCGAGCAGTGGGACAGCGTCGATCTAAACCTGCAGTCGGGGCCGTTTACGGTCCCGAGCGACCCCCTGGCGCTGGAGCTGGATTTTGCCACAGGGACGGTCCCGCCCCTGCCGTGGATCCGGCCGACGCTCTATGTCGA